GCTACCGGGTAAACATGACCACTTATAAGGATGCCTCAGAGTACCTTCAGAATAAGTCTTCCTCAGACTTCCTTTATGCTTGGATCAATCGACAGAAGTATGTGCCAGACAATGTGTTCAATACCTCAGAGCAGTTCGAGGCTATCATCAAGGATGACAAGGGTTCTATGTATATCCCAACGGGTATCAAAGACCTTGATGATAAACTCTTAGGCTTGATGCAAGGACACTTCACCGTGCTTACAGCCCCAGAGGGAATCGGTAAACAACTACCTAACACAACACCTATCCCAACACCTGATGGTTTTAAGAACATGGGTGAGCTTGAAGTAGGTGACACCATCTTTGGTGCTGACGGTAAACCTACCACTGTGACCTATGTGACAGAGACACAGACAGGTGTGCCGTGCTACAAGCTTACTTTCTCTGATGGAACTATGCAAGTAGCTGGTGGTCCACACAGGTGGGGCGTCTACACCACTGACAACACCTATAAAGTTAAGACAACAGAGGAGATTCTTTCCGAAGGTGTGACCCGGGGTGAGGGTGTAGCTTTGTACTCAGTACCTATTTGCCAGCCATTAGAGCTACCTGATGCTGATCTACCTATTGACCCGTACACCTTGGGTATGTGGTTGGGTGATGGTCACTCCTACAGTGCTAATATATCTGTGGGTTATGACGACGCTGAGCAGTTTGAGTCCTTGTTTGATACCACATTCAAGAAAGAGTACAAGACATGTCTATCCTACCGTGTTGCTACACTAACCCATGCTCAACTACGGAAGAACAATCTACTCAAGAATAAACATATCCCACCAGAGTACCTTCGTGCGTCTGTTGCTCAGCGAACAGCCTTGCTACAAGGGTTGATGGACAGTGATGGGTCTGTTACTGGGGTTGGTTGTGAGTTCTACACGTCCTCAATTTATCTTCAGGAAAACTTTCTTGATCTGGCTCGCGGTCTTGGGTACAAATGTAGAGTTCGGGATAAACAGTCTAAGCTCTACGGTGTACCTAAGAAGACAACGTATACAGTTTACTTCCTTAACCACTCTGGTAAAACTGTCTTTAAGTACAAGCGAAAGCAAGATAAGGTTATTGACTGTAAAACATTCAGGGCTACACGTAAGACTATCCGTAGTATCGTGCCGGTAGATTCTGTACCATCTCGGTGTATCACCGTAGATAACCCTGACCATCTATACCTTTGTGGTCACACCTACACTGTGACACACAACACCGAGCTTATGCGTTACTTCGAGGCTAATCTTATCAAGAACCACCCGACAATTCCTTTTGCGTCTATGCACCTAGAGGAAAGCAAGAAGCGTAGTCTGTTAGGTCATGCTTCGTATATACTTGGTAGGGATGTTACTCTCCAAGACACAGAGGTTATTACTAATACCAGCGGTGACGAGGAGATTGTATACCTACCGTCATACAAGGGTACCCCGGAAGAAGAAGTCATCCAAGCTATCCGATCCTTCACTGACAGAGAAACCTTCTACCAGTTTACTCTAAGTGTAGACGATGACCCTATGTCTATCCTTGAGCAGGTCAGGTACTTCGCAGAGGTGTGCGGTTGCCGTTATGTTTTCTTTGAACCTATCCAAGACCTTGCTTACTCACGGCAGAGTGACTCAACTATCGAGGCATTCCTTAGTGAGTTATCCACTAAGCTTGCTCTACTTGCCACTGAACTCAACGTGGGTATCATTAGTATTGCCCACGAGAATGACGATGGGCAGATCAGGGACTGCCGTATGATTGGTAAACGAGCCAGTGTTGTACTTAAGTTGTCTCGTGATAAACATGCTACAGATGAAGACGAAAAGAATACCACCCGTATCCTCGTGGAGAAGAACCGCCCTGTAGGTGGTACTGGTTTCGGTGGTATGCTAGAGTTTGACCCGGGTAGTTTCACCCTCGCAGAAAAGGAGTTTTAATATGAGGCTTCACGATGAAGAGTACCACGTGTATAGGTTAGAAAGGAACTGACAATGACACCTGAATGGATTGTGCCCGGGGTAAAATGGGAACGAGTAGGAAGTAGGGTCACCTGTAACCCTGCCCCGACAGACACCGATGAAGACTTCTTGGTTTACGATAAGTTTTTTCTTCAGACCTCAGCTCTAAGGATAAGCGGCTTTGCTCTCGAAAGTTACGGCCACCTCGACAGTAAGTTTAAATCATACCGAAAGGGAAATACCAATGTAATCCTAACTACCAACAAAGAGTTTTATACTGAGTTTCTTTTTGCTACAAGTGTAGCTAAGAAACTCAACCTTCTGGAAAAGAAAGACCGTGTAACTCTATTCGAAGCGATCATGAGTAGGACTGTAGAGGAGAGTATCCCTTGCTAAAGGTAGCTATCGCAGACATTGAAACAGAGAGTCTCACCCCGGATACTCTTTGGTGTAACGTGGTAAAAGAACTAGGAGGCCATGGTTACAAGGTGTGGGACATTAACTCAGGGTACTCTACCTTCCCTGAGTATGCTGCCACAGTTGACCGATGGGTATTTCACAACGGTATCAGCTTTGATGTACCTGTCATCAACCGTCTGGTGTCTAACTGTATACCGTTCGATAAGGTATGTGATACCTTTGTTGTGTCTCGTCTGGTTAACTACCCTAACTATAACGGTCACGGTCTTGATGAGATCGGTATCTCTCTTGGGCAACCTAAGACAGTCTTCAATGACTTCTCTCAGTATACCCCGGAGATGTTGTCTTACTGTAAGGACGACGTAGACCTAGGTGAGAAGGTGTATAAGAAATACGAGAAGTATATCAATGACCCTGCTTGGGCTAAGTCGATGGAGATTGAGCACAAGACAGCACAGCTTTGTAAGGAGATGTATGACAATGGCTTCAAGTTTAACTTGGAGTTAGCCTATAAACTCCTTCCTCAAATTAAGGAGCGTATCAATGAGCTAGAGTTTAACATGAAGGCTGCTTGGCCTGATGAGTTGGTCGAGGTTAACCGCATCAAGTATCGTACTAAGTTGAACGGTGAGTTACACAACAATGTCATTAACTCTATGAGCAACTACCCTAAGACAATCATCGACACCAGTGACGAGGAAAACCCAGAGCTTGTCTGTTATGACTGGCGCTCTTTTAACCCTGGGTCTACTAAGGATAGGGTGGAAAAACTATGGGAAGCAGGTTGGGAGCCTACTGAGAAAAGCAATGGTCATTATAAGTTCTCTATGAGGGCGGCAGTCGGTGAGTCTTGGGGTAAGACTGTGCTTACTCAAGAGTTGTACGACAACAAGAAAGAATACTTCTCTTTCTACGGTTGGACTGTATCTGACGAGAACCTTGCTACACTCCCAGTAACAGCCCCTCAGAGTGCAAGAGACCTTGCCGAGTGGTTGTGCCTTAATGGAAGACTCAAGGCTTTAGAAGAGCGTGTCAGAGAGTGTGAGACTGATGGTCGTATCCGTACTACCTTCTGGCATATCGGTGCTTGGACACACCGTATGTCTCACTCGTCCCCTAACCTAGCTAACATCTCTTCACCATTCCACGGTGAGGTTAAGACTGCAGTCGATGTTGTTAAAGATAAGTACGATGCAGACTTCAGGCGTATGTTCACAGTTGACGAGGGACATTACTTGGTAGGTACTGACGCCGAGAGTATCCAGCTCCGTGTCCTTGCCCACTACCTTAGGAACGAAGAGTATATTGAGGCTATCATTAACGGGAAAAAGGAAGACGAGACTGATATCCACAATGTAAACAAAAGGTCACTAAGTCTTAATCACCTTACCCGTGATGACGCGAAGACCTTTATCTACGCCTTCTTGCTAGGTGCCGGTACTGCTAAGGTTGCTCGTATCCTACGTTGCAGCAACACGGTAGCTAAAGGTGCTGTTGAATCTTTCATTGAGAACACCAAAGGTCTTGGTAAACTTCGTAACGGTTTGATTAAACGTGATGCTGCTCGTGGTTACTTCGAGGGTCTTGACGGTCGTAAGGTTATCAACAACTCAGAGTACTTGATGCTTGCAGGTTACTTGCAGAATGGTGAGGCAGTAACCATGAAACAGTGGGTTATCCGTTGGGTATCTGAGGCACGTAAGGTACATCTACCGTTTAAGCTAGTGAACTTTGTACATGATGAGGTGCAGGTAGAAGTAATGAGTAATGATCGTGGTGTATGTGACGAGCTTATAGACATCCAGACTAAGGCTATGGATTGGGTGACTACTGACCTAGGGCTTATCTGTCCTATGGGCATTGAAGCAAAGATAGGGAGTCCCGAAGATGGAACAAACAACTGGCTGGGCACTCACTAAAGAGTGCACAGTGTGTAAAGAAACTAAACCACTTGATGACTTCTATAACTACAAGGCAACTAAGGACGGTAAGTCTTATAGGTGTAAGAGTTGTGATGGTGTTGCTAGGGCTAAGTGGGCCGAAGAGAATCCTGAAAGATCAAGAAGGAGTACTCGTGGTAGAAACTTAAAGTGTAAGTACAATATAACCCTTGAACAATATGAGAAGTTGTTTGAATCTCAAGGTAAAGCTTGCGCTTGTTGTGGTGCCACAGAGAATAATACTACTGGAAGTAGTCGTGAAAACTGGAACTTCGCAGTGGATCATTGTCATGACAGCCAGGAGATACGTGGTCTCTTGTGCAACAACTGTAATCGTGGTATTGGGCTACTAGGTGACACAGCAGAAGGCTTAAGGAAAGCCCTGGCATATTTGGAGAAGACATGACACACACTGAGGACTATGACGAAACACGTACTGCTGCAGCTTCAGTAACACAGAAGTATAAACGTACACTTAAAAACCTTGGAACCCTGAAAGGACAAACCATAACTGACAAGATCGACACGACACCGGAGGCAGTGAGCCAGCATCTTGACACACGCCACAACCACGAAGCCGGACTTATACCCATGTCAACGCAAACGATGATGCGTGCCATGTCCGACCGCATCGAGGAACTGGAGGCTGCAATAAGACGGCAGGCCGCAGCATCAAAAACGCTGCGTCAATCTACGCTCTCAGAAGTGCAGCACATCAAAGACAACGAGCGAAAAGCATACGTCGCTACAAAGACGTTGGACAGCGAGAGGGACGCCAACGCAATCCTTACGGAAGAAAACGAAGCCCTGTCCACCCGCATTGAAGAACTCGAGGCCAAGCTGGCGAAGGCGATGGCAGGGCTGGAAGAGTCCCAGCATGACAACCTGCACACTAGAGGAGACCTGATGTATGGCCGGAGATAACGACCCATGCGATGACTGGTCTAGACACCCTATACCTAAATCAAAGGAGAAAGACAGTGAGTAATAGTTACCATCCAGACAAGTGGATTCTTGTAGAGATTAAGGGTGACAACCCACATTACAAAGCGTTTGGTTGTTGGTCCGGTGGTTACCTTCATGGGGATAGCTGGCGTATGAACAGCGGTATTACAGAGGTATACGAGACGGATACTTCTTATGTCTTTGCAGGTTCCTCAGGAAGTAAGTATCACTGCGCTAAAGAGATGTACGGTCTAAATGTAACAGGAGCCGGTGTGCTTAAGAGTTTTGAAGAGCGTTATCCAGGTAAGTTCTTACCTATGTATAGCGAGCCAGACGTGATGAACTTAAAGTATCTTAAGGAGAAAGATAATGGATAAGAAGACTGACTCTTGACACACCCCTCGAACTACATTACTATTTCAATATGAGTTACGCCAAAGGAGAATCACATGGCTAGTCAAACACTATACCTCACAGGAAAAGCTAACTGGGCAAAGGTCTTGCCACACAACCGCGACAAGAATGAAGACTTCCACGGTCCAGGTGGCGGGTATACCCTTGACCTGATTGTAGAGAAAGAAGAGCTTGAGAAGTTTAAAGCTACAGGTTCACGTTCATCCCCTAAGGTTACTGACGAAGGGATCGCTATCAAGCTTAAGCGTAAGCACTCACACCATATCTCTGACTTCGGCGGTGCGCCACAGGTTGTAGACTCAGATGGTAACGATTGGGATGGTACGCTTATTGGCAACGGCTCTGACGTAGAGGTAGCTATCACAGTGTATGACACTAAGATGGGTAAGGGTACACGCCTCGAAGGTGTAAAGGTAATCAATCTGGTAGAGCTGCCACCTTTGGACAGTGCTGAAGGCGGTGCTAAGCGGTTGCCTTTCTAAAGGGATGTGAGGGTGTAGCTCAGTGGTAGAGCAGTGGTCTCCAAAACCATGCGCGGGGGTTCGATTCCCCCACCTTTGCCAGTATAAGGACCGTCTCGGTCAAAACCCAAGGAGAACGATATGACTACCGATGTAACCGCCAAGGACTTCAACCCGTCCAACAACGAGATGGTTGACGCTATCAAGGGCAAGGCAAACGAGCTTGCCGATGTGATCAACCAATTGCCACCCAGCCGCCGCCGCAGCATCGCACTGACAAATCTGGAAACAGCCAGTATGTTTGCTGTGAAGTCTGTTTTCTACGGTGACGATAACGAGCGAACAATCAAAAATTTACCAGTATAAGGAGTAACAGATGGATAAGATTATCCTCGACATGCCGCAACAGGATATGGGTCTAGGGCTTAACGCTGTTTTCCAAGTCCAAGTTCAAAACCCAGAACAACAAGTGGGTAAAGAATTTGGGGTTAATGTGGACGTAGGCGGTAAGCAATACGTTGTAGTCCGTAACCTTAACAGTTATACAATTAGGGAACCATACTAATGCCAGTAACAAACACAGCAGAAGCACTTGTGCAACAGGTAGATAACTTGCTGCTCTTCCGTCTTTTACTTGAGATGGAAGGTATCGAAGGAACAGGTGAGGTTGGGGATATCCCTAAGTATGACTGTCTGTCAGAAGCCTTCAGTTACCTGGCTTCCCCCTCTACCCTAGAGCATATGTCTACACGAGACATTCCTCAGCGATGGCTAGATATCGTAGCTGCAAAAAGTTCATTTGATCGCGGTGAAGTATACACAGGAGATACCTTTGAAAACAATTGATACACTCGTGTCAGATATTTACGACGTGGTAGACGGTAAGGGAGGGTGGGATGAGACTATCACTGAGTATCTTGCTACAACTATCTCTGAAGTAGCAGAGCAGAGGTTTACCGGAGAGGAGAAACCAAGGGACACCCTTAGTCTTTCTGGTATCGGTAAACCTTGTGAGCGTGAACTCTGGTATCGTGTTAATAAGACAAGCGAACAGGCTGAACTAGGGGCAGAGACTAAGGGCACATTCTTTTACGGTGATCTTCTCGAAGCTCTTGTGATTGCTCTAGCTCGAGCAGCAGGCCATGATGTACAGGGTGAGCAAGACAAACTGGATGTCTTCGGTATCAAGGGCCATCGTGACTGTGTGATTGACGGGGTTACAGTTGACGTTAAGTCAGCTTCAAGCTTCAGCTTTCAAAAGTTCTCCGATGGTAAGCTACGAGAGAATGATCCCTTCGGGTATATCTCTCAGCTTAGTTCCTATGTGTATGGTGGTCAGGATGATCCCTTGGTTACTGATAAAACACGGGGTGCCTTCCTGGTTATCAAGAAGGATCGCTTTAAACTTTGTCTTGATGTCCATGACTTTACCGAGGACCTTGTTACTAAGGAGGTAGAGATTGAAGGCCGTAAGGCTATGGTTAAAGGGAATATCCCAGAGCGTCGTGCACCTGTCCCTCAATCTAAGACATCAACGAACACCAAGTTAGATACACTCTGTTCGTATTGTTCTTTCAGAGACACCTGTTGGCCTGAGGCTCGTACCTTTATCTATTCTAACGGGCCCACTTATCTGGTTGATGTAAACAAAGTACCGAATGTACCAGAAGTAGGAGTAAAACTATGGTAAACCATAAACCAATTACAGACGTAGATAAAGTATGTAAGGTGTACTCTGAGAAAGACGGAGTACCTATTAAGTACGTATGTACTACAAGTCTTTCTTCTCGTGGTCGTTCCTTTGATGTTTTTTACCGAGAGACCCCGCACCCAGAGTTCGGTAACCGTTACTTTGGTCTTGACGGTAAGTACATTACTAACGGGGATAAGGTGGAGGAACTAACCTTCGACTGTATTGAAGGAGACACAGGGTGGGAGTACTCTTCATATGCCCACGACTTTAAGTACATTGGTGATTACTTTATCGACGGTGGCCGGGACTATACCCGGGTAGGAGGTAGAACTATTCCTAAGGTTACTGCTTTCAAAGTGAAGGACGGTGAGTTTTGTCCCGTATAACAGTAAAGAGTGCTAAAGCGAAAGGCCGAAGGTTGCAGCAGTTGGTACGTGATAAGTTGATCGACCTGTTGTCTCCCTACGGTATCCAAGCTGATGACGTTAAGAGTACGGCTATGGGTCAGGGAGGGGAGGATGTTCAACTGTCCCCTCTCGCCCGTCAATTCATGCCTATTAGCATTGAGTGTAAAAGCCACAAGGGTTTCGCAGTGTATAAACCTTACGAGCAAGCAGAGTCAGCCTCAGGTATCAATGAGCCTGTACTCATAATCAAGGGCGACCACAAGAAACCCCTTGCGGTTATTGACCTTGAGTATTACTTGTCCCTTGAGGCTGCAAGAATTAAGGAGAAAGTAGATGGATGAAGATAAACTTAAAGAACAGTTGAGTAAGGCACGGGAAGCTCTTTTGAAAATAGCAGAGCTAACCCCAGATCAACAGGCATACTATAGTACAGAGACTATCAAACAAATAGCTATCAGAGGATTGCTGCTTTGAATAAAGACCTTATGAAAATTGTATGTGCAGTTGGACTCGTAGTCTCTCTTGTGTTAGCTGTTATCGCAGAATATAATGAGGAGTATACTAAGGCTATGTATGAAATGCTTTGGGCTATGCTCTTTATGTTTATGTCTAGGGAGTATACTGAGGATGAGTAGAAACATATGGGTTACCTCTGACACACACTTCAATCACGAGAATATCCTAGGGTTTAAAGACAAAGACGGTCAACCTACACGTCCTTTTAGTTCTGTTGAAGAGATGAACGAAACACTTATCTACAACTGGAACTCTGTGGTAAAACCTGGCGATAAAGTATACCATCTTGGTGACGTTTTCTTCGGCAGTAAGGACGAGTTCAAAACTCTGTGGCCCAGACTAAACGGGTCTAAACGTTTGGTTGTCGGTAACCATGACGATGTTAAGTTCCTGTCTTCCGGGGGTTTCTTTCAAAAGGTTTCTATGTGGAGGTTCTTTATGGAGCACGGTGTTCTTCTAACACACGTACCGGTTCACCCATTAACCATCTCAGAGAAAAGATTTAGAGGTGAACCTTTAGTTAATGTTCACGGACATATCCACCAAAACAAATCTCCAGAAGGACCCTATAAGTGTGTCTGTGTGGAGCAGACTGGGTACACACCGGTAAGTATCGAGGAGTTAGTGCCGTGAGCAAGACAGTCATCGTTTGGAGTTGCGCCCACGCTGATCCCTCGGCGGATAACAAAAGGTTTGATTGGCTAGGTAAACTTATCTATGACATCAAACCTGACATGTGTATCGACCTAGGTGATGGTGCTGATATGCGTAGCCTTAACCTGTATGACAAGGGTAAACCAGCGGCTATTATGGGAGCTAACTATGAAGAAGATATTGATGTCTACAATGATTCCCAAGAAAGACTACGCCACCAGTTTAGACACCACCGAAAAGGTAAGCCTGCTTGGATTGGCTTCGAAGGAAACCATGAGACTAGAATCAAAACGGCTGTCACCGCTGACCCACGACTTGAGGGATCGACACACGGGATATCCTTTAAGCATCTTCAAACAGACCGTTGGTTCGACGAGTACCATGAGTACGAAAACTCTGCCCCCGCTGTCGCTAATTACGATGGTGTGGACTACGCTCACTACTTTGCTCCTGGTAACTCTGGCCGTGCTATGGCTGGTATTCACCATGCTCATGCCCTCCTCGCTAAACGTCACGTATCTTCAACTTGTGGTCATACCCATCTTAGGTCTCTGTACATGGCGGATGATTCGCGTTCTCCTGGCCTTGCGGGTCTTGTCGTTGGTTGCTACAAAGGAAAAGAAGAAAGCTGGGCGGGGCAAAGTAATCTTGGCTGGTGGAAAGGTGTGGTGATCAAGCACCAACTAGAAGACGGGATGTATGAGCCGCAGTTCGTAAGTATGTCCACCTTGGAAAAAGAATACGGTTGACAGACACACCCCACAAAGTATAACTAGAGGTTTCCCCTAATGAAAATTGAAGTGAACTTAAACCTAGAGGTAGACCCTGATGCTAACTTCTTGGAGTGCTCTGAAGAGAGTACTCTGGAAGTACTCATGGACTTAATCAAAGGTGCAATCTACGATATTGACGACATCCGTCTAACCTATATTGAACTGGAGAAGACATGAACAACCTACAGAAAATGATCGAAGAGTATCGTGTCACAGCAGGTCAAGAGAAGAACCCAGAAGCAAGCGCAGATTACTTCCTCTCAGAAATTCTTGAGTGGCGGGAAGAGTTCTTCTCTAAAGAAAACCCAGAGGCAGAGTTCAAGGAGATGCTTGACGTAATCTACACGGCAATAGGCTACGTCAATGCCAAAGGGTGGGACCTAGAGGAAGGTTTCAAACGTGTACATGAGAATAACATGGGGCGTATGTACCAAGACGACGGTACTATCCTACGAGCAGACAACGGCAAGATTCTCAAGAACAAGAACTACCCTAAGGTAAATCTCGGAGACTTGGTATGAAACAAGAGGAACAATTAATATGGTTAAGGGCCATAGTCTTCGGCTCTGTAGCTGTTCTTACCACCCTGCTTACAGCTCTTGCCCTTGTGTTTACAGTCGGTATGCTTGTTGAGTTTCCTTTCAACATCACTAATGTACTAGGGGTATGGGCCGGGGTATTCTTCCTGGGCCTACTCCTCTTCTTTGTTAGGAAAGGTGATGACACATGAGTGGGGATAGTGTAACACAGGCTTGGGTGCTTGTTGGCGATAGTGTCATCAATCAGTACCACGAAGGTAGGATGCGGTTAGATGTAGCCGAGAAGAAACTAGACGACTTAGGTGTTCCTGAGTCTATGAAACAACGACTGTACGATAACAAAGAGAAAGAACAACATGAGTAATAACTATCTGCCTACAGACTATCAGTCCTTCATTGCGTTGAGTCGCTATGCCCGATGGCTGCCAGAGGAGAACCGTCGAGAGACTTGGGGTGAGACTGTAGACCGCTACATTAATAACCTGGTTGACAGCAAGATGACCCCTGACGAGGCCGATGATATACGTTTTGCTATCCTAGACTTGTCCATAATGCCCTCTATGCGATCCTTAATGACAGCAGGTGAAGCAGCTAACCGGGACAACACTTGTATGTACAACTGCTCATACCTGCCAGTAGATGACCCTAAGTCTTTCGATGAAGCTATGTTCATCCTTCTGTGCGGTACAGGTGTAGGCTTCAGTGTTGAGCGTCAGTACATCTCTAAGCTACCTGATGTGCCAGACACACTGTTCGACAGTGAGACAACTGTTGTAGTCAAGGACAGTAAAGAGGGTTGGGCTAAGGCTTACCGCCAAGTGCTATCTCTCTTGTGGGCTGGGGAGATTCCTAAGTGGGACATTTCTAAGGTACGTCCTGCTGGTGCTAAACTTAAGACTTTCGGCGGTCGTGCCTCTGGCCCTGCACCTTTGGTTGATCTGTTTAACTTCACTATTGGTAAGTTCAAGACTGCTCAAGGTCGTAAGTTGTCTTCCATCGAATGTCATGACATTATGTGTAAGATTGGGGAGGTTGTAGTTGTAGGTGGTGTACGCCGTAGTGCTATGATCAGCCTGTCTAACCTGAGTGATGATCGTATGCGTCACGCTAAGTCAGGTCAATGGTGGGAGACACAAGGTCAACGAGGTCTTGCTAACAACAGTGTGTGCTACACAGAGAAGCCAGACGTAGAGACATTCCTTCGTGAGTGGACTGCCTTGGTGGAGAGTAAGTCAGGTGAGCGCGGTGTATTCAACCGTGTAGCCTCTAAGAAACAGGCGGAGAAGTATGGACGACGAGACCCTAACTTTGACTTCGGCACCAACCCCTGTAGCGAGATTATCCTCCGACCGTATCAATTCTGTAATTTGACGGAGGTAGTCATTCGTGCTACAGACACTCTTGAAGACCTTGAACGAAAAGTACGGCTTGCAACTATCCTTGGTACTATCCAATCGACCTACACACACTTCCCATACCTGAGGAAGATTTGGCAGAAGAATACTGAGGAAGAACGGTTGCTAGGGGTATCGCTCACAGGTATCATGGATAACCCATTGATGACCACAAAGAACAACGGATTGGAGAAAACACTTGAGCACCTTCGTCTTATTGCTGTAGGTACTAACTGCGAATGGGCTGATCGTCTTGGGGTTCCTGCTTCTACTGCCATTACTTGTGTCAAGCCTTCGGGAACAGTATCCCAACTGGTTGACTCTGCTTCTGGAATACACACTCGGCATAGCTCTTATTACATTAGGACTGTTCGTGGTGATAATAAAGACCCTTTGACGCAGCTTATGATTGACCAAGGTGTGCCTAACGAGCCTTGTGTTATGAAACCTGAGCAAACAACAGTCTTTAGTTTTCCTATTAAGTCACCTGAAGGGTGTGTCACTCGTGATGATATGACAGCCGTAGAACAACTTGAGACGTGGCTGATGTACCAACGCAACTGGTGTGAGCATAAACCTTCTGTGACTGTCTCTGTGAAGGACGATGAGTGGTTCGAGGTAGGTGCTTTTGTGTACAAACACTTCGATGAGATGAGTGGTGTATCCTTCTTGCCTCACGATGGTGGTAGCTACCAACAAGCACCCTACCAAGAGATTGATGCCAAGCAATACCAAGAGTTGCTAGGCACAATGCCTAAAAATATTGACTGGTCTAAGCTCAGTGAGTATGAGATGGAGGATAATACTTCGGGTATGCAAACTTTTGCCTGCGTAGGTTCCTGTGAGGTTGTAGACCTTGGGTCGTAAGAAGCAGTTAGAGGGAAAGGTCTTCGGTACCCTTACAGTCGTAGGGGTATCTGAGGTTTCTCGTAACGGTCATTACAGGTACCACGTAGAGTGTTCCTGTGGGGTGAATAAGACTGTCTTAGGTACACATCTTTTAGCGGGTAAAACGAAGTCCTGTGGGTGCGCCAAGAAAGAAAGGAGGAACTGGAAAGGGTGCGGAACTGTTTCTAGTACTTACTTTAGCTCATTAAAGAGGGGTGCAGAAGGGGGTAAAGGTAGAAAACCTATCGCATTTGAGGTTGACATAGATTTTGTCGCAAACCTTTTAGATGTTGTCCAAGGAGGTGTTTGCTCTCTATCAGGGCTGGCTATTAGTGTCTACGATAAGACTGCATCATTAGATCGTATCGACAGTTCCGCAGGGTACACAAAGGACAATGTACAGTGGTTACATAAGGATGTAAACATGATGAAGAGACATTACTCAGAGGAATACTTTAAGTTCCTTTGTAAGAGGATCGTTGACTTGACATAACACTCTAAGCACTCTACTATTACACCTAAGCAAGTGGATAAACTGCTAATTAACATTAAAGGAGTCTATAACGTATGGCACAACAAGCGCCGAAACCCAGAGATAGACGTGTTAGAACAAAGCATGATGAGAAGAAGCAGCCTATTCACTTGGTACCTAAGAATGAAAAGCAACAAGAGTACCTCGATGCACTGAAGTCTTCTGATCAAGTTATTGTCTTTGGACCGGCAGGAACGGGTAAGACATACTGTGTCGCTACCTTCGCGGCTAATCAGTACCACCTAAAGAACGTTAACAAGATTGTTATCACTAGACCTCATGTCGCTGTGGGTAGGGACATAGGGTACCTCCCGGGTACACTAGAAGAAAAGTCTGCACCTTGGGCCTTACCTGTTCTAGACATCCTTGAGAGGCATCTTACTAAGGGTGTCGTAGAGACTGCACTAAAGAATGGTAACATCGAGGTAGCACCCCTAGCTCTTATGCGTGGCCGTTCCTTTGAGGATACATTTGTTATCGTAGATGAGACACAGAACATAACCCTACCTGAGGTTAAGATGTTGGTGACTCGTATCGGCCAAGGCTCTAAGCTTGTTCTCAATGGAGACATCCAACAGAGTGACCTAAAGGAAGCCGATGGGTTGTCTAAGATCACACACTACGCTAAGAAACATATGTTGCCTATCCCTATTATCGAGTTCGGGGTAGAAGATATTATTCGGAGTGACATCTGTAAGCAATGGATCAAAGTATTCGTAGAGGAAGGGGTTTAAATATATGTTTGACTCAGTAAGTAAACCAGCGCACTATAACCACGGGGAGGGTATTGAGTGTATTGACTACATCCGGCAGGTACTCGGCAAGGAAGGCTTCGTGGCATACTGCCGAGGAAACGTGATGAAGTATAACCATCGCGCCATGTACAAAGGCAATCCAACAGAAGACCTAGCTAAGGCAGAGCAATACCTAGTCTGGGCCAATGAAACACTAAAGGAGATTCATAAATGATTAGCGTAATCGTGCTTATTTGTTCTAACGTAACACCCGAGTGTATTGCAATTACACCCCCACAATTCTTTAGCTCTGAGCGAGAGTGCCAATACTTCCGGGCTCCTACTGAAGACTTTGCTACAGAGAACAACGCTTTCGTAGCAGACTACCGTTGTATTAATTGGGGTGAGCCTTCTTGACAACAACCCCAGATTACTTTACTATTACACTATAGGTAACTAAAAGGAATACCACATGGATACCAGTATGCTGCTTAGCTTGAAGCTTCAAATCTACACCAACCTTTGCATGTCTAGCATGGAGTTTAAATCTCCAAGCGATTTCATGGAGGTCCTCAACCAATCAACAGACTATATTATCAAAGGCACCGAACTAGACCCTCAGGGTAACGGTGAGAACACAGTCCTTAGCTTGGTGAACTAATGCCTAGAACCAAGAGACAACTAACACCTAGGGATGTACCCAAAACAGAAAAGCCTACCCAAGGGAATACCAAGGGTAGGCCTAGAACTCAACTCTCTGTGAGAGATTTCTATATCGGAACAGTTGTAGGGGGACTCATAGGTAGAGCTGTAGGTGTAGCGCTAACACCGGAACACATGCAGCAGATCAAAGAAGAAGCTAACATATGGGCAGACTTTATGTTAGACTCAAAGGACTAAGGGGGAGGCTTTAAGTAGCTTCCCCCTTTTTCTTTACTTGATAGTTTTCTTAAGGTCTTCTCTACGACCAGCTTGACGTTCCTTAAGGAACCACAGCAGAAGTTCTAGTTGTGGTTCATCTAGGTCTGCAAGGTCTTTCTCAGAGGTACCGAAGTCATCAAGGACCTCTTTGAATACCCTGGAGCTAGAACTCTTCTGGCCGTTGATATCCCAGATCAAAGACACCTTCTTGTTTTTACTATCAGAGGTAGCTCCCTTCATAATCTCTTTGACTTCTGAACGAGCCTCCTTGATAAGCTGAGTTAGGTACTCTTGCTTCATGGCCATAGAGGCTTTGCCCCACTTGCTCCCTTCCATAAGTTGGGTAGCACGGTACTCAAGGTATGGGTAGATGAACTCGTTAAAGGTTTGTTGAGCTTCGTCGTTATCTATCCTTAACTCTGTCTTCCACTGTGGTCTTCCAACCTCGTTGAATATCTTCTGGATGTTAGACGCCGGGTCCTCTGTACGTACACCCACAATACGAGCCAGAGAACTACCACCTCGAACAGCTTCACCAGTTAACGGGTCCATTCTCTCTACGTCATATCCCGATGCATCGAAGGGCATGTTCTCAAGACCGATAAGGTTATCAAAGATACGGTCGGTGTAACGAATAGCGTTGTTCAACCCTTTGTTACCAATGCTACGCGTAGGTGCAACGTAGTCTTCTCCCTCAGCAAAAGCTAGGGCTGTGTTAATAGGGTCAAGGAAGCGTGTCATACCTGAGAGGTACATACCCATAGAGGCCGAGACAGCCTCCTGGAAGAGCTGTTTACCCTCCCCGGTACTACCACTAGCAAAAGCCTGGATCGCATTCATAGTGCCCTCTGCAGCGTCTCCTAGGTTACCGAAGAGGTCTTCCCCTGCAAACTTCTGTGTGAAGTCCTCATAGATACCCAGAGGAATCTCACCGTCACGTTGAATGTGTGCTGCAATACGACCAGCCATCTTCCAGAAAGACAGGGGGAAGTCATAGATACGTGTGACTACCTGTCCATCATCCTGACGTTCTTGATCCCAAGAGAGGCCTTCCTCCATGTTCTCTAGTTCTTGGCTTGCGGCCCAACCAATAACAGACATACCAACTGCAGCTTTAAGTACAAGCTCAAACGGGTCTCTTGTACCTTTAGAGGCAAAGTTGTACACCAAGCCAATACCAACGTGGTCAGCCATAAAAGAAACAGTGTTGTTAAAGAACTGGCCAAAGGGTACCATAGCCCCAATGACAGGGATACTACGGGCTTCTTCGATCATAGCTGCTACACGTTCAACAGGGTTGTTAGACTTACGGTCACCCATCTTTAGAGCGAAGACATTACGAAGGGCATCCTCAACAGCAGTAGCTTCTATTTTCATGTAGTCTGTATAGTCTGTAACCTTAGGGTTCATAAGGATATCTGCTATGTCATCACGCTTCATAAAGTCAGCCCAGGACTGACCATACTTGAGGCGTATCTGTTTGTCCAACATGTAGGCAAACTCTTGAGTCTTAGTCAGCATGTCTTGGGTAGTAACACCATAGGCTACTTGGAGTGCATCGAAAGCTTTCTGCACCCCATTCTTAGTCAAGGTCTCCCCTGGGACGAGGTTAAGTTCTTTCAAGACATCCTCTGAGTCAACACCACCAGCTAGGTAACGGAACATAGCGTCTTGTGCCTCAGGTCTATACGCTAGGTAATCCAAGACTTGATCACGGGTACCCTGGGGATCGACTAGGTTTCTAAACTTTTGGTACTCTAGGCCAAAAGAAAGCTTAGCCTGGTCGGCAAACTTAGAATAAGATGTCTTACGCCCCACCAACCCGTTAAGGACAGCAGTACTTCCGTAGAGTGTACCTCTAAGAACATTCCCAAAAGAAGACAAGCTACTGGCTTGAGCCCAACCGACAACGTTAAGAGCTGTTGTTGCTGGGTTAGTTACAAGCATACGGATAAAGATGTTTTGTGCTTTTAGAAAACCCTCTGATATAGTCTTACGCACACCCTTAGGAGCGCCGCCTGTAACAGCGTCGATAGCTTCTTCAGCGGTAGCCTTACCGGGGTTAATACCAAGGGCCTTAAGCATGTCTGCTGTGGCCCTAGTGGCCCTCATAATACCAGCAGCTTCACTAACCCTTTCAGCGTTAACATTAAGCCAGTTGGAAAGCTCAGGCTTAGGTTCCCCAGGGATAGACCCAACGATATCCTCAAGTGACTGTTGTAGTCTCTCACGTAGCTCAGGTGGGAACCTTGGGCTGTCCACTACGTTCTTGTACCAAGCGTTGATACGGAAGTCCTTAGACTTACCCCTAAGACGAGACATAGGGATGCCACCGTCCTCAAGGGTTTTCTGGAGCACAGCCATAAAGACCTGTTGTGATTCTCGTGTGTACAGTTCTGCAGCTACGTCACCACCTTCACTCAAGAACCTACCTTGCTCTACATACTTCCTGAAGTTATCTGCTGTAGCGTCAAGAGTTCTACGTGCTTTAGGGACATTGATAGACCCAGCAACTACCGCAGGCTTAGTACGGGCTAAATTAGCAGCTTTCTCAAGGAGGTCTTCACTACGTACCAAGTTCTCTGTGGCACTCGGCAAGCCACCTGTACCCCGCAGCAAAGCCACAGAGCCAGAGATACCAGCACCCAGAGCGCCACCTACACCAGCAATAATACCTTGGGTAACATCGTACTCTTCAGAACGACCTGTAAGTTGGTCAGCCTTCTGCAAACCAAAGTCTAGTCCCACGTTGATACCCACGTCGGTAATACCGGCAGCAGTGACATCAGCGATGATACCACGCTTAGCAACCTTAGGACTCATAGTCTTAAGACCTTCAGACATAGCTCTCTGGAAGGCACGGGTTTTCACAGCCTCAAGAGCTTTACCCTTAACACCTTTCTTGACTGCTTCTTTAGCAGCAGCGGCAGCAGCTTTCTGAGCAAGAACCTTAAGGCTTTGAGCTGCACCCTTAGTCGCTCCTTGGGCAGCAAACTTACCGACACCAAGGGAGACAATATTAACAGGGTCAAGGATCATAGACTTAGCGTAGTCTTTTGCTGCGTCAGCCTTCTGACCAAAAGTGTTGTCCTTACTAAAGGCTCCACTAAGAGAGTCCCATACGTCATAAGCACGACCAGCTATTTCTCTACGTTTGTTTAACTCCGCACTGTCCCCACGGTACAGGTGGTCTAGCTCTGTAGCCAGATCAATAGAGTTGCCAGCATTAAACCCACGCATACC